CCGTAAAGGCAGATTTGATGAAATAACAGGGAGAATGGTAGGAGTCCGCTTTTGTGGAAGACGTTTGAACCCTCATTTCAGGCTCGAATTCAAAAATAGTATTTTGATATAATTCTTCATCATCTTTTGATGTAACATAAGAATTAAAATGTTTCACAGCTAGAGTCGCGGATGTTGGTAGCGTAGCCGTTACGCTCGCAGGAACAATAAACCTAGAGTTTCTAAAATCAGTTTTAGCGGCCTTCCAATCAACATGGGAAAATTGAGCCGGGTCAGCAATTGTTGCGCCGACGATAGAAGAGTCGTAAAGCCATTGCTTAGGCCCCATACCTATTTTTTTATAACCGACTAACCTATCGTCTCCTTGGTCAAGGAACAATGGCGCGGCAATATTTTCCCAAGCTTGAAGCTTGAAAGCAATCCTATGGTCAAGATACTCCTTAAAAGAGGATACTACTAACTGATCAAAAACTTGTGTCATAATAAAAGATTTTTTCTAAAATCGGCGATTAAAGGGGTAAGGTATAAATATCCGGCCCAATCTGTTGATCGAATTTCATTGCCATTAACTTGAATACCCTCGCTTGATCGGCCCTTTGAATTTTCCTTATTCAAATAATAGGGAAGACCGGAAATACCTTCTTCAATCATAATCGGCCACCCTTGGTCGGTCCATTCAAGTTCGAATTCTTTGGTATTGAAACTTTTTTTATCTGGGTAAAAAACAGACGAGGAAAAAAGCTTTCCGCTTGTTGAACTATTCGGCCTAAAGGTTATGTTCGTATCCAAAAAATCTACAAGAACCCCCACGGGATCATCGCCGCTATTAAACCCAAGAAATCCGAATAGCGTTCCACGGGAGGAATTTAGTCTGGAAGACGGCGCGTGAGACATTATATCTACGCTAATCGGATGACTTCTAACGGCATCCAAAAGTTCGGCTTTGGCACTTTCAAATCGCTCTTCAAGAATTTCACGAAGAATCGGCGCAACTCGGCGAGTTAGAATTCGCATCATGATTTCTTCATTTATATTTATATTATTGATTCTTTCTTAATATAATTTCATATCGATCAATTTGGGCAAGCATGCCAATTCCTCGCCAGTCAGATTCCTTGACGAACTTATCCCCAAGAACGTAAAATGCCTTCGCGTCCTTTAGCCACCCGAAGTCATCTTTTTTGATTTGAATGCGAACCTTTGCAATGGGATACGCCAACTTAAGGCTAATGTTTTCGTCACCGTCAAGGGACTTCAAAACCTCGCTGTCTTTGAAGTAGAAAATTCGGCATTTGATGTCTCTTTTTTGTGCCGTTTTTACTATATTCAGAGAGTAGGCGTCTCCAAAATCCGCATTCCAATTAGGGTCAGAAAAAACAATTTCTTCAGCCGCGCTTTTGTAAAAAGTAACAAGGTCTTCGCGTGCGAACTGATCGAACACCAAAGTCATTGCGGCGTTGCACTCTTCTTGAAGGCTTCCCATTAGTGAAGGTATCTTCCTACCGGATTTAAATCAGACCACGAGAAGCAAGCACAATGGATATTCATTGGGGTTGAGCGGCGATTGTTGAACGTTAATTGTCGAGGGCGGGCGAAATTTCCGCCCCTGTAAACCTTTACAAGCTCTTTGATGGAGGAATCGCAGTCCTTTGCCATGCTTTGATACGCGGCAGCTTTAGCAGTATGGCTGACGCGCTTAATGCTGCCCTGATCCTCACCCTGCATTTCTACCCAATCGTATTCCATCGCGCCAAGGGTTGTTCGGGCCTTTTTCTTCAGCCAAAAACAAATAAACAATTCATTATAAATGCCCGCCTGAATGTCGTTTAGGGCTGGCTCAATATTATTATCCTCGGATAGAGTAAAAGATGTGGACAATCTTGCATTCAACTCCCCTAAGTTGGTGCGAAGCCATTGCACAACCGAGCTAATTGAAGACGAAGAATCGCCAACGGATTCCAATAGTTCCGCCGCCCAATCTGATTGTTGCTCTGGAGTTATATAATCCATTTTAATTTAATGAATTAAAACTTTGAAGGGTCAAATGTTGGCAAAACCTCGGAAGTCTGTTCCTTGGCCGCGCCGTATGTTTTTGTAAGCCTATTAAATTGGTCGATACAGGCTCGAACAAGTTGAGGGCGATGGGAGGCCGGTTTGATTCCAAAGGTTACGGCTAATTTCTGAATGTCAGCAAGATTCATTCCTTTTAGGGCGGATTCTAACTGAGCCGAGGTTTGATAGGGAAGGTTTAAAACCTTTCGGATGCCAAACATTTGATCAACGGATGAAGCATCTTTTGCGCTTGTTCCGTCTGTTACGTATTTAAATACATTTTGTTTCATATAATATGCGTTACACTTTTTTGCTTGTCTTGTGAAGCCTTGACACGTTTTTCGCAGTAATCGACGTATTCTGGCACATCCCATTTACGGGAAAGATGCTTCTCAGGGATAAGTTGCCGAAGACTAAGATACATTTTGCATGCGGCAAGCCCACCTATTGTAAAGTGATAATAAATTTTGTCTTCACAGCAATAATTCCTAACGCTTCTTTTCGTTGGTGAAGGGTATTCTACGTCAGCCCATTCTTTAATGTAATCCAATACTTCTCTTGTAGCCAAAGCTATTTTAAAAACAAAACAAGAGGAACCCGAGCCTTTTCGTTTATTAATTGCAATGTGTCCGTCGCCATCTATGAAACCAATTAAAAAGTATTTAAACAAATCTTTTGGAATTTGTGTTGGGGCGGGCATATTCCAACTTTTTCGCGGCGCGATATTGAAGTTATTTTTTAAATCGCTCTGCCACTCCTTTGAAGCTGTATATCGAGCATAATACATTGGCGCTTCATTCTCACGAACGGGTTTATTATGAATGGCATACTCGCTTTTTGTATCTTCTACAAATTTCTCAATTTGGTATTTTTCCTGTAGCCCAAAAGAAAACGTATAGCTATCTAAATTTTTATTTTGATAAATGCAGCCATCTGCCGCAACCATTCCTGCCCAATAACAATTAACTGGATTGTAAATTTTCCAAAAGTCAAAATCGTATAAAAATCGCATTCCACACGTATCTCTCCGAATTCCCATTTTTTTAGCTTTCAAGATAATCGCCCGTTCGCTTCTTCCCGGTAGCAACGGCAACAACTCTTTAACTCCGCGCCGCAAAGTTTTATATTTGTTTTTAATTATATTTTCTTCCTCTGTTGACCAATTATATTTCATATCAAATAGACCGTATCTTGTTTCCTTAATAGTTAAAAAGAAAGGGTTATTTCTAACCCTTTCAATTGTTGTAACTCGTTAGTTACTATCGAGTTATACGATAATTCCTGACAAAGTTTTTGAATCAAGCCACGAGTACCCCGTCTCAAGACTTGCGAAGTAGCCGAATCGACCGCTTCTTTTCGTGAACTGATCGTCCTCTTCAACCTTAAGTTGCGAGCTGCGTTCCGAATCACTTGCGGTCATTTGAACACCTGCGTCAAGGCTAAGGTCAACCGCAAGGATAAGCTCGTCAGTTGCGCTTGCGAAGGCTGGTTCGCCGCCACCTGCTGTATAACCATTGTCAAACAGCGCGTTGTAAGCTTGTCCAACACCAAACTCATTCAATTGAACGAAGTTGGCAACACCCGGAATGCTAAGCAGACCGGATTCGTTGAAGATGCTCATGCGGATTTGATCCGGAAGAGGAATCGCTGTTGCACCACTTGTGGTGAATGAACCAGCACGAACGTTTTGTGGATTGTAAGCCATACCACGGATTTGCTCTGCGATTTCCGGGGAAATAACTAAGTGAGTGAATCCTTGTCCAACCTTTTGGGTCGGAGTTCCGCCCAACCAAGAGTTGCGAAGGCGAGAAACTTTCGTTTTCAAGCGGTTCACGTCGTCAAGTTGGAAAACGTTAGGTGTGGTTGCGGAGATAAGGTGCGGGGAGCCGTTAGTTCTTGCAGCACCAAGGGAAAGAAGCATTGTGCTCCAAGCTTGATACGCTTCCTTAATCATGAGCTCTTGCGCCATACGCTCAAGACCAGAGACAAGAAGTTCGAAACGACCTTGTTCCGCGTTACGCTTAAGCATACTAAGTGCCGTGTCGTATGGGAATGTGGTCATTCTAAACTCATCACCACCGGAGATGTGGTTAGTGGCAAGACCGCCCGGAGTTGAGCAACTCCAGATGCTAATGAGTCCTTCAGAGTTTCCTGTGAAGTTGTCAAGTGGAATGGTTGGAACTTCACCGAAGTTGTAGCTATACTGAGTATAGAAAGCGCGGTGGGTTGCGAATTGTTGGAGAACTTGAGTAATCACCGGACCTGCGAAAGCTGCAATAGCTTCGCGTGCTTGGCGACCGGATTCCCCATCCTTTGAGGCAAGAACCATGAGCTTAGTCAAATCCTTGACTTTCTCTGAGTCTTTACTGATATTTAATTTAATCATAATAATTTGTTATTCTTTAGAAGTTTGGGGGTTATTGATTACAGTTCAAGTTTGAAAAGTGCATAACCGTCTGGGTCTGCGGAGGTAAGGAACTTACCAACGTTTGCGACACCAGTTACGTTATTTGTAACCAACACTTGACCGGAAGTCGTGGAGGGAACCGCACCAGAGTTTGGGCCGGGAGTTCCGACAAAACCATTGACAGAGAAAATACCACGGGTAACAACAAGTGCCGCTTCACCGGAAACGATAATGTCGTTTTCGTATCGTTCGTGACGAGGGCGGAAAATAAGCTTTTCACCGAAAGGGTTGTTTTCACGAACGTCGAAAAGAAGAATTCCAAGTGGAACTTCACCGCTGGAGGTGTTCTTTACCTTCCAAGTAACGTGGTGGCGAGCTGCATATGCACGGGTTGGAACACCTGCGATTTGCCCATAAACTGCAACATGAGGGGTCGGAGGGGTGCCAGCACCATTCCAAACGTTAGTATTTCCATTTGCAGTGGTGATTCCGACAAGAGAACCTTTGTTAGCAACACCGTCAACGTGAGCGAAAAGATCGATAACGTCGTGCTCGTTGTAGTTGCGGTAAGGCTTCAAATTTGGCTTTGATGTAATATCCATAGTTTTTTATTTATTAAAAGATTATTGTTTGTTGATTGAGATCGCACCTGCGAGGCTTCCAATAAGCTTGGAGATTTCGCTGCCCGATTCCGGGGAAGTGCTGTTTGTAAGTGCTGGGGTTTCAGAAGCAGTTGCATTTTTAAGTGCTGCGGCAGCTTCTTTTTCTTTTTCGTCTTCAACAACAACTGTTTCTTCCTTTGCGGAAGCAACAACTTTTTTCGCCATGAAGAGTTCTGCGTTGGACTTCCAAGCGGTATAACCATCGGAGTCAAGTTCTTTGATTTGGGAAGCAACTGCTGCGCGTTGTGCGTCATTCAATTCATACGTAGAAGAAACTTCGTCCATGCGGGAGTTGAATGCTTCTTGCTTAACTTTTGCTTCAACCTGCTTGTTGAGTTCATCAAGCTTGGTTTGAACTTCGGAAAGAGTTTTATTAGTTGCTTCAAGGGTTGCTTCAACAGCCGCCTTGTCTTTTTCTGCTGCTGCGACTTGCTCGGAGAAGGTCTTGCTTGTTTTTTCAAGCTCAACCGAAATGAAGTCTCTAACAACGGACGCGTCCGCTTGCTTCATGAACTCAGGAGTGATATCTTCTGTGGATGTCAATTTCATATTCTTATTTACAGTATTTTTAGTAGTTTGTGAATTAATTTCAATGTTATTTAATAAATTATTATCATTTTCACCCTCCAAAGAGGCCTTTTCTTCCTTTTCGGGTAAAATTTCGGGAACTTTGGGGTCTGTTGAACAGCAATGTTCTCTATCGGGATTTTTAGGGTCTTCCTCGTTCTCGGTTGAAGTCGGAACAAATACGCCCTTTACTGGCGCAGCCGGATTGCCGGTAAACGCGCAGCCAAGCGGGCGGGCGTCTCCCTTAATAATGCAATAAACAGGCGTTCCATTTGGCATAAATCCTGTCCCCCCCTCCATTTTTAAATATTGAGTGAGTTCAGCGACTCGTTTGGGGTCCGAAATAATTTCCGCGTCAGCCAATCGTTTACTACCTAAAGCAATATCAAATTCGTTAAATCCGATTTCCCATGAGGTGCTAACGCATCCGTAATACGGGCTATCCTTATCGCCAGACTCTTCGATAACTTCGGCCATATACTCGCGAACAATTTTATACACAACCGAGCCTAGGCAAATATTAAAGGGTTCTTGCGAGCCAATCAATTCGGACTCCTTGAGCATTTTATTGTCGCCAAAAGAGCTGAACCCTTGACTAATAATGTGCCCAATAACATCATAACGGCAGTGCTCGATATTCATGTGGCGATCAACAAAATATTTGGAAACAGCAAGAGCGGTTTCAGTTGTCATGCCATGGTCGTTAGCGTTAATTAAATTCGCAACGGCAGCGTTGAAGCTGGTGTAAAGAAGGTCTGGGTTGTCGCTAATTTTTTAGTCGTCAGGAAGCAAAGACCTCAAATCGTCCAATGGCGCAAAAACTTCTGTGCTTGCCTTGGCTTCCTTCCATTTTCCAAAATTATATTTGGCGGTTGATTCAAATTTAGTTTTATATTTAAACTTCATATAATTAATTATTACACCAATTCATCGAGCGTGTGAAACAATAAGCTTGCAGAGCGAAAATCAAGGCTATGGCTGCTAGCCTCCTCAACGACAAGTTCGCCAATCGGGCCTTGCTTCATTGGGTTTTCAATATACGCTTCAATCGATCTCGTCCAATCCTCCATTTTTTCATTTTGAATAATTGCAAACGCGGTATTGCGGGCGATATCTTTATGTTTTTTGCTTGCGCGGGAAATATTGAATTTTGTTTTATAGGAATCCATAACGGAGTCAATTAATTCGTCCGCCTTATAAATAACATCTTTTAGCTTGGTGACCGAGTAGGTTTTTGTATTGTCGCTTCCGCTTCCAACAGGGGTAACCTTCTTTTTCTTTTGCTTTTGGGGCGTTCCCGTTGGTCTTCCAGCGGGTTTAGCTAGCGCGTCTTTTTTTCCAACAGGTTCGTAAAGGCCCTTCTTCTTATTGGTTTTAAAGTTCTCCTGAGAAACAATGCTATCATATTGTTCTGGCAGAACATGGGTTTTATAGGCCGTAATGGTTTCTTCGTTCGTTAGGAAGCCAAGTTCCGCCAAACGGTTATAAAGTTTCATGTATTCAACCTCGTCTTTAAGATCAACGTCCTCGAAAACAGGGGTTGGGCACTCACGGAAGCCTAGTGTTTTCGAGATCCTCTGCATTTCAGGAATCAAAAATGAATTTAAATAAACTTTGCGCGACTCTTTAAGCCTCTCAAGGAAAACCTTCATTTTAAGCATGGAGTCAGCATATTTTTGTTCCCCGAAGAAAATGTTCATTAGTCCGTTGGAAATATCCGCGTTAACCGCTTCATACTTTGTTGGGCCAAGAATTTTGGCAAGATCCGGAATAATGAAATCCATCTTAGTCGTATAGTCGGAAACTAGCACCCGTCCGACACTTTCTGTCTTGAAAAGAGTTTCAATAGATTCAACAAGCTCATCATCAACACCGTTGTCCTTATCTCCAACCGTGATAAGGAGAATCATATACTCACAAGCGCGGGAAATTAATTGTTCCGCCTTTTTGAATTCTAATTTTAAATTAATATCAAAAAGAACTGAAAAATACATCGGCACTGCCATTGGCTCGTAGTCTTGTTTTTTAAAAAAAGCGGTGATGATTTCGTCCGGTTTAAGCGGTATGGCAGTTGATACGCCTTTTGAAATATCATCTTGAACTTGCTTTGGTAAGCTCTTTTTGAGAGCCAAGTTTTTTGGATCGGTTGAATTTTTTAAAACTTGAACTTCGTAATCATTTAAAATCTTTTTGTATGATCCGTGAAGGAAATTGGCAGATGATTCGCAAGCAATATCGGCAGGGTTCAAGACAATGTAGCGAATAGGAA